ATCGTGCCGGCAGTGATGGCGTTCGCGGCCACCGTGCCCACTGTCACCGCGTTCGCCGCGATCTTGCCGGCGATGATCGCGTTGGCCGAGATCTTGTCCGAGGTGATCGCGTTGGTGGAGATCTTGTCTGCCGTGACCGCCAGGGCGTCCAGTTTGCCGGTCGTCACCGAGCCAGCGACAATCTTGGGGCTGGTGATCGCGTCGTCCGCGATCTTGGTCGTCGTAACCGCCGAGGTGGCGATCTTGGTCGCCGTGATGGCGGCGTCGGTGATCTGCGTGTCGACGATCTGGCCGGTCAGATCCACGGTCGCGACGGCGGCGGTCCAGGCGGTGCCAGTGTAGCGGTACAGCTTGTTGTCCGTCGTCAGGAACGCCTGACGGCCCTCAAAGTTTCCGCTGGAAGGCAGCGTGGCGACAATCTCGACTGGGGTGATGCCAGCGGCAAATTTTGCCGTGTTGATCGCGGCATCGGCAATTTGTGCCTCCACAATCTGGCCGGTGATGTTGGCCGCGGGAATCGAAGTCAGCGAGCTGTACAGCACCCAGGTAAGCGCCGTCGTGCCAAGGTTGATCGGCGGAGGGGTGTTCATTACCCAGCTCGTGTTGGCATTCAACGTGCCGGCGGTGACGTAGACGTAAGTGCCGGTCGCCAGCTCGGCGCTTGTGTCGGCATCACTGGCTCGCTGCCAGACGCCATTGGAACCCGATCCAAGGCTATTGACAAAGTAAATGCCGTTCTGGCTGCCCGTGGTCTGATTCTTGACCAAAATTCGGTCATTCGCCGCCAGTGACACACCATCAAGAGTTGTCGGCGCGGCGTTAAGATCGATGTTGCTGCCGGTCGTCGCCACGCGAACTGGAGCGTGGATGTTAAGACCCTGGGCCGCGGCATCAACGTAGCCTTTGTTCGCCGCATCAGTCGATGCCGTGGGAGTGGCAAGACCCGTCACCCGAGTGGCGGTGATCGTGCCGGCAGTGAAATTGCCGCTCGGATCGCGCTGCACGATCGTGGACGCGGTGTTGGCGTTGGTCGCCGCGTCGAGCTTGGTCTTGTCCGAGGCGGACATTGTTCCGGCGGATGATCCGGTGGCGATTGGCAGGCCGGCCACAAGACCTGACACTTGCGCCTTTACAGTGACGCCCGCCTGCACGATCGGGAGGACATTGCCGCTGGTGACCGCGCCCGCCGCGGGAAGGGCTGAGATGGCGATGTTGGAGGGCATTATGAAATGGTCAGAAGGCTTCCGTCCTCGGTGGTAAGATAGTCACCCGATTCGGTCAACAAGTAACCACCTGGCACCACCGGATTCACAAGCGTCACCGAGATCCCCACGCCCATCGGGCGCGGAAGATATCTGAGAAGCAGCGGGACAGGCAGCGGGAAACTGGTCAGCACCGTGTAACTCAGGGTCATGTCCCGGTTGTCCTGCACCGTGATCGCGTTGCCAAACACTCTGATCAGCGATCCCATGATGGACGGCAGCGTGTGATCCGACACGTTTGAGATGATTTTCAGCTGCAACACTGCGCGGTACTGATCGTCGGGCAGCGCGGTGTTCTGCAGCTCGCTCGAGGAGTACTGGTAAAACACCGACAGCTGATTGACCGCGCTGTCGGTGTAGGTCGTGAGCCCGTTGCCGTTGTAAAGGGTGCTTTTGGCCCAGACGCTGCCGTTTGACCAGATGGCGTCTCCTGCTTTGAACGTGGCCGCGATTGGCGCCGTAGAAGTACCGGGATAGTTCGCGATGTACCAATAGCCGTTGTTGCCGCTGGCCGCGGCGGGAATCACAGGGCTGTTGTACGTCGGACTCCAGGTGCCTTGGTATTTGGCGGAATCAAATGTGCTGCTGTAAGTCCAGAATCCGAAGGCCGATACCTCCGCAGGGATGCCGATGTTGCGCGACACGCCGATGTACTTGCCCAGCACATCAAGCTGCGTGCCGACCGCCTCGTCCAGAGCGTAGCAGGTGGCGAGCTGGTTTGCGAGGTAGTCCGCGACAAACTGCTTTACATAGAGCTGCATCTGCGCGTCCGCACGCGCGAGACCGCGGTACTCGTAAGCCAGCTTCTGGCTGTAATACTGCGTCAGCTCGTTGATGGTCATGCGCCCGGGGTGCCGTTGATGACGATGTGCGGGGAGGAGATCGTGAACTGGTAATTGATCTCGGTGGTTGTCAGCAGCGAGGTGTAGCTCACCCCATCGGACGACACGCCGATGTTGGACACCGAGGCGTTCGGGTCGATCGCGGCGATCAAACTGGTGATCGTTGTGGTGTTGGCCGGCTCACCGATCTTGTACGACAGCTGCGCCAAAAGCTGATTGCGGATGTAGTTGGCATCCGGCGGAGTCGCTCCGCTGATCTGGGTGACGTCAAAGCTGATCCACAGATCCTCTGGCGTGGGGCGATCCCAGCTGATGGGAAAATAGGTGCCGTCTTCCTGCAGGATTGAGCTGGTGATCGTGCCTGCCATGCCGCAGCCGGCGTTGCGCTTATCGTAGATCACCCCGACAATTGTTCCCTCGTAACCACCGGCGACGACCACCCAGATCGAGTGGGCGGGGATCGTCATGGTCCCATAGGTGATGGGCGAACTGCCAGGGTTTTCCTTGACCAAGACGCTCGTGACGCCGCGGATCGCGAGCAGCGCTTCATACAGACCCTGCCAATAGCCCACGCTGGGCAGTGCAACCGAGTTCTCGCGGCGGATGCGCAGCGAGTAGTCGCTCTCCTGCGGCGTGCCGATCTTGACCGGCGCCACAGGATTATTGACCGAGGTGATGCCCAGCGTGACCGTCACGATCACGTTCAGACTGTTGATCGTCGGATTGACCGGGCCAATCACTGCCGAGCGGAAGGTGAGGGGCTGGGTGCCGGCGGTCGTAAAAGCGTACGTGTAGAGCAGCTGGTACTGATTGCCGCTCGCGTCCGCGATCGTGAAAGGAGTGGTCGAGGTGTCGAGGCCGGCCAGGGTGACCGCGCCGCTGGCCGTGACATCGACGTCCACCTCGGTGTAGGTGCCCTGCAGCCGGCGGACGCCATTGATCGCGCAACGCTGGTCCAGCTGCACGCCGACCGCTTGGTCGGGGTCGAAGCTGGCAAAGATGTTCTGGATGAACTCCAGCATGTCCAGTTTTGCCTGCGCCACGATGTTGACCATCTGGCCGTCGGGCGAGTTGGGTTCGACATTGATCGTCGGCCCGTAGATCTGGCGCATGCCGGGATACGCGGCCTGGGTCGTCGTCCCCGGGGAACCGTCAAGGATCTCCGTCACGATCTCATTGTACGTCTGGATCGTGATGCCTGTGTTGGTGATCGCGTTGGTCGGCATGGTCAGGGAATCAGGACTTGGCTGGAGACGCTCGAGGTATAGATCGTGTCGATGTTGAACACAACCCTGAGCTTGCGGGTCTCGGGATCAGTGTCGGCGGTGATGCGGTTTATCCTGACAACACCTTCCTTCTGCGAAATCACCTGCCGGCATTTCAGAATAATGTTGTTCCGGGCGGCGGGATTTTTGGCGCCCAGCAGCCCCCACCAGTCGATGCCGGTGTTCATCGCGAAATAACAGTCGTTCAAAAAGAACAAAAGCGACGTCTTTACGTCCGCCATGATCGCGTCATTGGCGGTAAAGTACGAGCCCGTGCCACGACCGAATGTCCAGTCGTTGTCTCCGGTGATGGCGCGGAAAATCATGCGAGGATCTCGTTAACGGCGGTTTGGGCTGCGGTGATCTGAGTAGCCGCACTACCACCACTTTTGACCGCATTCAACTGAGAAAGGGCGTTAATGACCTTGTTCATGGCGTTTAGCAGCGAGCCAACGTCGTTGGACATCTTGATCTTCCCCTCGTCCGCCGTGATCGCAATCTTGCCGGTATTGTTGCGGATTTGCACCTCGGTCGAGTCGTAACCAAAGATCTTGTTGGATAGGTTGCGAAATCCCACAAGGGCAAGCCCGTCGCTCAGGTCATGCATGCGCGTGCTGTTCGGCACCGCCTCATTGCCGGTCGTGTACCAGTTGTCGATGTCGCGGTCATTGAACAGCACGAGACATGAATCGCCGGCGGTGACGGGCATGGTGATGCAGCCGCCGCCACCGGACAGAACAAACACCGGGCAGTTGGTCAGAAGAGGATAGCGGTATACCGCCTGTGAATCCTGGATGTCCACAGCCAGCTGAATTGATGCGGTTTGCGTGGCGGGATCAAACGATACGATTTCCCCGATCTCATGGCAGTTCAGATCGTAGAAGATCTCGGTCTTTAGCGAGGTAAGTGTCGACCGGAGATCCGGCGGAACTACGATTGGTGAGACGGGGTCCATCAGAGTGTGGCGAGGTTGTAGACTTCTCTGAATTCCACATCAGTGTACCAAAGGGTGGCGGTGCTGATGCAATCCCCCGCCACCGCGGCTGAAATGGTTCCCTGATGCTGCACGCCGACAACTTTCCAAAATCGATTCAGCTCGGGCAGATATTGCGTTCTCAACTCGATCAGCTGGCAAAGCGTCAGACGAGGCTCAAAGATCATGCGGCATTCAAGCATGCTGCGCGTGCGCTTGGGAATGCCCAAGAGACCTGTTTCCGCTGAAATCAGCGGGAGCCCGCCTCTCAGCACTTCGTTCAGTTTGAGCGCAACCACCTGGCCGTTGTTGATGAGCGCAAGCTGGTTCGTGAATTTCTGAATCAGACCCCAGGTGTTTCCTGACAACACAAGGCCTCGTTTTGCCTCGGTTGGAAAATCCCCGATGATCGGCTGACCCGAGGTGTTGGGAAGATCCTTGGACAGATAGGCGATCACCTGAGAAGCCGTCACGCCGCTGGGCAACCCGAGATTTGTGTACCCCTGCGTCATCGCCCAGGCGCCGTCATAGGCGTCAATCTCGGTGATGAAATCCACTCCTTGCCGGTAAGAGTAAGCGGTGCGAATCGTGCCGTTGAAAATCAGCGGCAGAAGTTTTCCATCCTGCGAGTCGTAGCCGGCCCGGAACTGAATGTTGCGAAAGATGTACTGCCACTGGTCCTTTTGAATCGCCCGACGGGTGGCTTCGCCGAGGTTGTAGATGCGAAAAGTGCCATTCTGTGACGAGCCAAGATTGGCTCGCGTGATTTCAAACTCAACCGTGTACGGCAGACGAATGACGACGCGCTTGGTGTTTTCAGGCGCGACATCCGTCGAGGGGCGGACCTGATCATCCGCCTCAATCGTCAGCTCGTAGATTCGGTTGAACTTCTGCATCAGTTGCCGGGAAACGCGGTCTGATTGACCAACGTGACGTCATCGCCTTCCAGCAGCACCATGATGGCCGTGGCGGTCGAGAAGTCGTAGCTGTTGAGTGGTTCCACATTTCCCGAGGTGATGACCGCGATCCCGAACGGGATGACGTTCTGCCATTGACGGAGAATGTTGGGCGACGCGGTGATGCGCAGCCCGTTGAGCGTCCAGTCCTGCCACACGAGGTTAAGAAACCAGCCGGTCTGCTGCGGACGATACTCAAGGTACGCGCTGACGCGCGTGCCGTCCGTAAGCGGGATGGTGAATTGCTGTTTTGCCTGCGAGCCGATGCCTTGAATTTGCTTCATGGAGAAATTGGCGGGCCAATTTCGGCCAACAGGGCGCCTCGCTCGACAATGCTCAATTCACGCACCGCCACGTTCGCGTTCTGGGTGATCGCGCTTTTTTGATCAACAGCGCGTCCGGTGTTCTGTCCGTCCAGCAGGTCAATGCTTTGGGCAAACCTCAATTTCTTGAACGTGATCGTGATTTCGGAGGTATACCGCGTGGCCGGACCCTGATTAAAGGCGAGACTCTGGATCGCCATGAAATTGAAAAACCCCCAGGGAGTCTCAACGCTGAAATACTGGCGACCCTTCCACAGCTGGTAAAAGTACCCGAAGATGCGGCTTTGCTGGCTTTGCGCGGCGCGATCACGCGGATATTTCTGGTCGTAGAATCCGTACAGGCTGTTCGTGCTGGCGTAATTTTGCTGCGTGACCAAAAAATCCTGAGTCGTGGTCTGCTGCCTTTGCGCCCAGTAATCCGTCAGTTGAGGCTGAAGAGGAGTGATCAGCGGCAGGCGAGAGTTGAGCGTGTTGCCGGCGGTGTTGACGAGCGGCTGCTCGTATTTCACCAACTCCGCCACCTGTCCTCGCACCGTGATCGTCTCGGGCTTGAGCGCAATCTGGTCCTGCACCGCGGTGTTGTCCTCGATGTAATGATCGGTGATGTCGCTTTCCAGCTCGACCGAATCGTCGTCGACGATGTCCATCAGGTAGCCAGCAATGCCTGGGGGCGGATTGCTCGGACGAAGAATGGCCAGCCGCGAATCCTTGTACTGAAGCTCGGTCAGCCCCTCGTAAATGCTGGCGGAATCGGATGGGATGACAGGGATCATCGGGCGAAGAGGAGGGTTGGATCAGTCATCGAGTTGATCTGGCTTTGCCAGTAACTGCCGGCGGTGATCTTTTTCCAGCTGTTCTCATTCGCTTGCTCCACCGCTCGACGAACCTGCGAAGGATCACCACCCTCAATGTTGTACTGGTTGTTGTTCGTGACCTGCGGACCGCCACCTCCGCGAGAAAGCAGATTGAACGCGCCCGACGGAAGCGGAAGAGCTTTCATCAGTGATTCGACCGCGGTGGCCGGAAGTTCCATGCCGCCGGGACCAATGCGCATTCCCGGCGGGGGACTCACAACGAGCGGGACATACTTTTCCAGGAAGTTTGCAAACTGGGTGAGGTATGGCGCGATGCGACCAAGTGCGACCAGCAGCTGTTCCTGCACCGTGAACTTCAACTGCGCGAACGCCTTGTTCAGGTCGTTGATGTTTTCCAGCTCCTTGGCGGTCGCAGCAGTGCGCGTCTCGGCCTCGGCAAAAGCATTGGGAAAGCGGCGAAGGGCGTTGATGATCCGGGGATCTAGGCCGTACGAAGTCTCGAACGCCTGACGCTCCATCGGGCTCATGCTGCGGGTGCGCTGCTCAAACTCCCGCATGATCTCCGCGGGGTTCATGCGCTGCATCATGATGCCGAGCGAAGGCTGAGGTCCGGCGGATCCTTTGAACCGCATCTCACCGGCCATCTGCTGCAACGACATGATTTGCTGGTGCATCTCCTCCGCGGACACGCCGGCAAGACCTCCGAGATATTCCCACTTCTTGATCTCGTCTCGGGCCATGCCGGTCTGCTGCGTCATTTGCAGCATTCCCTGCTGAGACTTCATCGTGTCCAGCGTGAGATTTTTCAGAGCGGAAATCAGCTGCTTCATGGTCAGCGCAAGACCGATGAAACCTAGTCCCTTCCAGATGCTTTTCAGCATCACGCCAACCGACGTTTCCGACGCCGCCGATCCTGGCATCTCGAAAGCCGGACCCATAAACGGGGGCGCCGGACGAACCGGCTCGTACTGATTCGGAAAACCAAGTTCGTCCCTCCGAGACAATGGACCTCCGCGTCCTCCGCCGTTGCCACCTCCGCCACCGCCACCTCCGCCGCCGCCACCGCCACCTCCGCCACCGCCCGTCGGTGGAACGGTGAAGCCTTTCGGCATTTTCATCCGAGCAAGCACCTTCAACGCTGCCACCAGACGGGTGGCGGCGTTGGCGGCGTTGTTCAAAGACTTTTCAAAATCCTTGAGCTTGTCGGCGCCCTCAACCTTGAACCCCAATTCAACAAACAGCTCCGCTACTTTCATGGTTAGTCCTGTGGTTTGTTGATTTCCATCGCGGTTTCTTCGTAGTCACCGATGAAACCCACATACTCCCAAGCAGACAAGACCAGATCCGCCGGCATGGCCAGGATCTGGTCGAGCGTGCCAAAACCCTCCTTGGACAGGCGCAGCGCGATGAGAAGCCCCGTGTCCATGTCGATTTTTACCTCGGGTCGCTTGAAGGCTGCTGACCGCTTGTGAACGACGACAAGTCGAGGCCGCTGAAAAAAGGGCGAAGGTTTGCTTTGATCACCTCCCACGCGCAGGGCAGGTAGTCCTGCCGCGCGTCATCAGGTTCAAAGGTGTCCTTCACGATGCGGCTTCCGTTGTACGTGCATTTCCCCATGCACTCGAACACCGCCTGCTCAAGGGCGTCCGATGACAGCAGCTGACACACGGCATTCTTGAGCGTGTTGATGTCCTGGGAAGCGATCTTTGCCAGGTCCAGATTTTCCAGCTCCAAATCGACGGTCTTCAGCTCGCGCATGATGACCTTGAGCAGCTTGTTGCTGGAGGAGAAAGGGGCCATGTTGACGACCAACACGGCCCCGCTTTTGAGTAGGATTTCGTTCATGTGGATGGATGGGGTAGGGGGTGCGCCGGCAGCGCAAACTCCAATCCACATGGCGCCGCCGTCTACCCCAGAACGGCGTGCGCTGCCGGCGCGAATGGATTACTGGATGGCGCGCTCACCGTTCGAGAAGCGGAAGCGGTAGACGCTCACGCTCTGGTCGGTGTCACCTTCCGCGTTCGACTTGGCGTCGACCTGGTGGCTGAACATACCGCCCGACATGTTGTACGTGTCGTTGGTGATATTGCCCTGGCCATCGCCGGCGCGCTTAACGAAAGTGCCGGTGAGAAGCTCGAACCCGGCAAAATCGTTCAGCTGCTGCTGGAGATACGCGCCGATGTACTTGTCGTCATCGGAGCCGCGGATAAGGCGCAGCGTGGCTTCCGCCTGACGGCCAGTGGCATTCAGGGCGAAGATCGAGTTGCCGTTCTTGCCGGTTTTGACCGAGGCAAGCTCGTTGGGGAAGGTGAACGTGAAGTAATCGCCATCGGCCACATCGGTGAAGACGCGGTCCCCGATGACGACGGTGTCATTGCCGGAAAGTGAGACGGTGGGCATGGGAGATTACGGGTTGAAGTAAACGATGACGTTGGACGACTGGATCGCGCCGGCGTACTTGACCGCAATCTGCACGAGCGGCGCCTGACGGGCCTCGCGCGCGGCCTGCGACTGCTGCGTGACCGGCTGGCTGTAGATGTAGTAACCGATGCCGGCGATGTTGCGGCGAAGATCCGCGGGATTGCCGAACAGCTCGGGCGAGTTCCACGATCCCGGAGCCACAAAGCCGTTGACCACTGACTGCTGAAGAACGCGGATGTAGGCGCCCTTGAGAACAGCCATGCCGGTCTCCGTTTGCGGCAGCTTTGTGCTGGTCGTGGCCAAAGCATTGAAGCCCGCCACTTGCAGCTCAAACACCAGCCAATCGAGATTGTAGACGTCGTCGAAGAACTGATTGCCGCCAGAGGTGAACACCTTGGCCAAACCGCCCATCGAGACGTACACATCAACACCTGCCGTCTGGCAGTTGTTGAGGATGGTCTGGGTGATGCCGGTGTCAGCCGCGATGCCAACCAGATCCTTCAGGTGCATCGTCGCGGTCGTGTTGGAGCCGGTGAAATCGACGCTCATCGCGCGACCGGCGTAAGCCGCGGCCATAATGCGGGCCGAAAGCGCGCTGCCGGCGCCGCCGGTCAGATAATCGACCGTGTACAGCAGGCAGCGGGTGTGATGGTCATTGGCGCTCTTGATCGTGGTGAAGATGCCGGCGACCGCAGCGGTGAGATAGGAGCTGGCGAACAGCTTGATGCGGTTGGCTTCGCACACCGTCGCGGCGGCGGAGATGTCGCCATCACTCGGGGCATAACCGCACCACAGGGCGCCGCCAAAGAAGATCTTGCTGGTCAGCGCGGTGATCGCGGTGGCGAGGGAATCGCCGCTCGCCTGCGCGTACACGATCAGCACGCCGTTTCCGTTGAGGATGTTCGGCGTCTGCGAGAAGATCGTCGCGGCCTGCGTGTAGGTTTCGGAAGTGGAACCCCAGTCAGCGGCGACATTGGATGCGCTGACGTAGACGCGATACTCTCCAGCTGCCATGCCGGCAGGCGGCGTCTCCTTGGAAAAGATCGCGAGGTTGTTGACTTGAAACGCGCCCAGACCCGCAGGAGCCTGCGAAACAGACACGTTGATGACGTTGGTGATTGAGATCTGGCTCATGGGTTAGTGTGAATAACTGGCGGGATCTGAAAGGTGTCGTAGAACTGAACGCTCTTGACCTTCCGATAGACAACCAGCGCGTTGAAGGCAAGCTGGTAGCGGTTCAGGATCGCGGTCGCCTCAAGCTCCGAGACGTCGTTGAACGTCACGGGAAGGTTTGCGATCTTGAAATTGTACTGCTCCATCATCTGCTGCGCGTACGTGCTGTTCAGCGCCAGGATGACCTCCTGTTTGCGGATGCGCGCGGAGCTGTCGCGGCTCAAAAGATCAATGGAATACATCTCCTGCTGATTAACGCTCTGCACTTCCGTCAATTCCTGCGTGACCGGGTCGTTCTCGTACCAGGTCTTCGCGCCAAACGCGCGAGCGCCCATGAAGCCGACGATCACGTACAAACCCTCATCCGGTGGCATCCGCCACTTTTGATTGTACAGGTAGATGTGATCCTGATCCAGGCCCATTTCGGACTGGATGATGTCGGCCACGACTTTGATGATCTCAGCCACGGGTCGGTTGGAAATCCTGGATCAGCTCGTACTGGTTGTACCCGTATTCAGGATACCCGAACTTGGACATCACTCGGTAGCGAGTCGGTCCAATGTAGAACTCGTCATCGGGACGCAGATTCACATCCGGGGTCGTGTGCAGCATTTTCCAGCCCCAGGTGCGCTCGCCCTCGGGCTTGACCCTTAGCTCGCGCGCGCTGAACGGCTGGATGACGCCGATGCACTCGAGCTTGCGTTGCACTTCCTTCACCTCTTGGTCGACAATCGACTTGTTGACCACCGTCAGGATCAGGCGTTGGAACCATCCGGTCATGGTGCCGCGGACTTGAGGCAGCGTGTACGCGGCCTGAGTCACAGGAACCTTGTTTGCTGACACGATGCCTTGCTGGGCGATCATACGACGCGGGAAGAGATTGAGCGGCGCAGTTGGGACGTCTCGATCAAGATCGCGCTGCTGCGTTTGCGGCGGATCGTGACGGGACTGAGCGGAGTCCATTGACCAAATCCGCCCGTCGCAAAAGCCTTCTGGATAACTCCCTCGCAGACAACGCCGAGCTTTTTTAAGGCCGCGGTCATGCCGCGTTCCTTGATTGTCTTTGCCCAGTTGATGCGGATGTCGTCACGCAGATGCTGGAAAAGAGGCATGCGCAGGAAGGACCGCATCGGCAACATTTGGTTGCGGGAACCGGCGCCAAACTCATGCGCGTAACCGATCTCGGCATTCGTGCGAATGGTCCGACTGTCTTTTTTGCGCGTCGATTTGTTTGCGAACACGCCCACCTGGACGCGGGATCCGGCATCACCGCCCAGCTGGGCGATGAGTTTCTGCAACCCTTCCCGTTTGTACCTGACTCTCACGGGTTGGTGCCGCCGTAATACGAGCGGATGTTGCCGATGAGCAGCGGCGAGACCAGCTCCAGGAACTGAGCGCCATAGGTGGTCTTGGACAGTTTGGAAAGGTACGGGCTTTTCATCATCCGAGCCGGAATCATGTACTGCTCGGAAATGTTGCCGACTGATTTGCTGCTGGTCAGCCATTCAGCCTTGCCGGCGATGCCCGTGTTGCCGGCCTGAAGATTCAGCACCATGTAGTGCGCCGACAGCAGATTGATTGCGTAGATGTAGGCGTACTGCGAGCTGAACAGCGAGGCGTTCAGGTTGAACTGCGTCGCGGCGTTGAACCCGGTCACGATGTCGTAATCGGTGACCTTGGTGGTGTCGGTGTTGTCACCGACGCCGTTGGACAAATAAATCGTGGGGGCGTACATGAAGCCCTGACCGCCGGAAACCAGCGTCAGGCTGCTCACCACGCCGTTCGTGATCGCCGCACTGGCGATCGCCCCGATGCCGCCGCCACCGTAAATCAGAACGTCCGGCGCCTCGGGATATCCTGAACCGCCGGTCAAAAGCGTCAGCGACTGGACCGACATCCCGTTGTTCAGGGAAAGACTTGCCGTGGCTCCAGTCCCACCGCCCGTGACAGGCACGGCGTACGGGAAATCCCGCACGAACTGCGCCTTGAAATCAGGGACGGTGGGAAAGGAGTAGGACGACACGTTAGACAACCTCGATGGACGAGGTCTTTTTGCGGGTCTTGGGGGCGGAAGCCGGAGCCGCGGGAGCGGCTTCAACTTTCGCCTTCTCAAGCTCCTCAATCTTTTTCTTGGCTTCCTCCAGCTCGGCTTTGATGCCGTTGATGCTGGCGTGAGCCTCTTCATCGCTGACCACCTGGCCGGGGAACATCCTCAGCCAGAGTTCAGCGACGACGGGTGGCACCTTTCCAAACGTCCCGGCGGGAAGCTCGTAACGGGTGCGCTTGCCGTTCTCGTCCGCAAGCTCATGGAAGAACTTGCGTTCGGTCTTGTTGTAAAGACGCACCAGCCCTGTGGATGGGCTGGTCGTCGAGGGGGTAGCGGTCATGGCTTAGTAGCGGAACTGGAGAGCTTCCAGCGCGCGGTAGAAGCCGACACCCGTGTACTGGCCGTACGCAACATCCTCGAACTGGAAGTTGTTGATCGTGTTCGGCTGGGTCGTCGTGTA